GTTAAAAACAGTGTATTAGTAGCTGAGCTTACACTTAGTGATCCAATGTTTTGAGGCAAATAGTCTCGACAGTGGTGGCTTATATCCATAGAAGTGGAGTACTCATCATTAAATGAACTACCACTAAGATACATATAAAGTTTACTGGAGTTAACAAAAAAGATATTGTTACTCATTTTTAGTGGTTTTACAAGTTTAGACGTAGAGAAAAACGATGTAGGTCTAAACTCAACGTTAAATAAAGAAATACCAACATCAGCTGATCCACCACGAACTTCAAACTGAACAGATCCAGAACTCAAAGCAAAAAGAATATTTTGAAATGGAACAATATGACTAAGGCGATTGTAAGCTCCAACACTTGCTTGAATATCAATAGGATCTGATTCCGTAACGTTATTAACATCATCAACCCAATAATTGTAAAAAGAATTTGTTCTACTAGCTAATAAAGTATTATCAGTAGCAATCCATAATCTATTTTTCCAAACAGACATAGATTGTATGGTTTCTTTTCTTTCTAAAGCTTTCGGACCAGGATTAGTTAGACTAGTTCCTGATCGGCGTGGAAACAAAGGCATTGCTTTTACTTTCCATTTACCAGCATCACTAAAGTCTTTATAGATAATAATGGGAAACCGACGATGATCAAAAACAGAATTTGGACCCTCAGATCTAATTCGCTCAAAGTATGGATTTTTAGTATATCTTGTTGCTCTATAAAAACCAGTTGTAAAGGTTAAATAGGGGTTTCTTGCATAATAAACTCTACCAAAACCGTAATAAGATGTTTGACCATCTCGTTCTTCAGCAGTTAATGGTGAGGTTAAGTAATAATGATCTTTTGTCCAATCAATTAAATTAGACACAGGCAACGGAACTAATCTTGGATTATCATAGTAATGATGAAGCATTCGTAAAGACTTATATCCGTTTGGATCTCTAACATCATTATAAACTTCTGATGCTGGGTATTGTGGAATAATACTAAAGTTTTCTACATTTTGTCCAATTTCTTCTTCCTCTAGGGTATTAGGATCAATCTGAAACTTAACATTATCACGAACATTAATCCAGTAATTACTTACATTTAAAGGATCTAAAGAATCTTCTAAATTAGGTACTGGAGTAGATGGTGGTAAAGCTATTTTATAATTAATAACATCACCAGAATGTATAAACTCATTTGTTGGTATACTTGTAAACCAATTTTCTGCATTAGGTGAATTCTCTAAACTACTATTATCTGGTAAGTAATCTAAAGAAATTTTTTTATTCCAAAGGATTAAACCCACGTCAAAATCAATAGAACCAAACGTATCTTTAATAGCTCCAGGTGTTATATTAGAAACATTTGTTCCAGCTATTTTATAATTAGTTGTTGATGCTTTGTTACCATAAGTAATATATTCAAAAATCCCACGATTAAAACCAGATGTATTATTTACATATCCAGCCGAATCATCTACAGTCTCTTTAACCCATTCTGTAGGTTCAATCCTATAAACAGTTATGAAATCAGAAAGGTTGATTGTATGTCCATTATAGGTAAATGAATTTTGAACTACAGGATCAAATGTATATCCTGCTCTATTAATAATAATGCAATAACGATTGTATCCATCAATATCTAAAAAGTGAAAATAAAGGTTATCAGTATTAAAGTTTAATCCCGCAGGAACCTCAACATTAGCAACATCTAGATAACTATTTCCAGTACTGGTGGATACATAAGTAAGTGGTGGTCTTTTTTCAACAGACTTCTCAAGAGTAACAAGGCAGTTATCTATGTTTTCAGCCTCACTGGTTAGTCTCTTAGTAGGTGCTTGTCGCCCTACGCCACCACTTAGTGTATTAATTGGAAGTCTTGCAAAAGCCATTAGAACCTCGTTCTTGTAAAGTATGGATCACTAGAGAGAATGCCACGTCTATCGACAGCTGCTCTAGTTCCATGATCACCTAGTAATATAGATCTATTTTTCTTAAAAACATCAGAAGCTCGACCACGAGAAAGATGGTATTGTTCTCGCATAGCCATACGCTTATCGACGTCTAGATCACCTTGGGTTATAGCCTGATACTCTCTAGCAGCGGTTTCCATGATTCCTCTTTGTAAAGCAGAATCAATGTCATCCCAACCATAGTTGTTTACTGCGTTATTAAGTGTTACAATAACCTCAATTTTTAATGCCTTATCAAATACATCAGTCTGCTTGGTGATGTTGAACAACCTCGTTGGATTGGACTTAATAGTAGTTTGGATCACCTCCCCCGTCGTAGGATCGAACAGAGGTTCAACAACTTGAGCATAACAAGCAGTATCGGGTAAGATTATCTTACCTACGTTAACACCAGCTGTTTCAGGAGTAAAGGTAGCAACATATCTATTGTTTGCTATACCCCTCATTACAGCTGCCTTTATAGTTTGATTAAGTATGAACTGAGCAACACTTGTATCGACACCCGCATCTGTACTAAAATCGTTTACTATGTGTTCACCCGAGGACAATAGCATGTGATTAACTGCATCTACATAGCTGTATAGTCCCATTACTTACCTCCCTTCTGCTTATAAGGCACAAGTTTGTTTAACATTTCTTGACGTTTTTCGCAACCACATCCTGGGGTTTTTTTAAATCCCAGTTTGTTTGCCACCTTAGCTACGGTATCGCCAAGACCCTTAGAAGACATTTGAATTGGATTATATGGTTTTAAAGACATAAGTACTCCTGAGAAAAAAATACCTAGGGGGCCTTTCGACCCCCTAGGTACAAATAACAAAATGTAATTAATTATTAGATGTCATACGAAGCTTGGATTGCAGCGCAAAGTTCTGGACGAAGAACACCAGCGCCACCCATAATTGAACTAACAGTAAAGTATGTACCACGACGGACATCCTTAACTGTTTCAACCTTCATACCTTGTAAGCGTAACGAGCAAACAGCATTACGTTGCCAAATCAAAGCTTTAATTGGTCTAACAGTACCAGCACCAGCTGCAACAGCAGTAGATGGAACGTTATTAGTTACGGTTGGGCCTTGTGGATTAGTAAGACTGTATTCAGCACCAGCTGCAACACTACCAAGCCAGTTAAAATCATACTTAGCATCGCCAAGATCCCAAGTATAACCTGGAGTAGTTACTAAACCAGTTGATGCACTGACTACACGGTTAACAGTAGCATTTGAGTTACCTTTAGATCTAACAACAGTACCATCAAGTTGAGCAAGGTGGTTGCTCTTGATGATCTTGACACCCATGTATTCAAGAACATCACCAAGACCAAACATACCCTGATTAAGACCAGCACCTAAACCACCAGCTTCAGATACACCACCGAAGTATGGACGGCCAGCACCACCAACGAGGCCAGTAGCATCACGAGCAATACCAAGAGCACGGATATCGTGGAAAGCAGCTGGAGATACAGCGCAATAAACTTCACCAGCTGGAACATCTTGTTCTTGGAGATTTACCATGTAATACTCAAGGTGTTGAAGAAGTGCAAGAGCAGCGTCGGTTCGTTGAGTATCAGTTACACCAGTACCACGATTACCAAGATTATTAAATACCGCATTACCACTAAACTTAAAACCACCAGTGTAAGTGTCATTATTCATACCAGCAAGACCAGTACCAAATGGATTACGATTTGGAAGGAATGCGCCTTGAGCAATCATGCAAGCAATTTGCTTATCACGAACATTAGCAAGAGCAAGACCAGCTTGACGTGCTAGTTCAGCACGATAATCCCATTGGGTAAGCATGAGGTGGATATCGTCAAGTTCAAAGAACGCAGCCATTGGGCGTTGGTCAAGTGAAATATCGAACCAACCTGGAGTAGAAATACCTGAATCTCCAACTAATTCTTCACCAGCTTCCCAAATACCCTTGTGTCCAACGACACCAGTAATTGGGAAACGCTTGGTTGTGCCTGATTCAATAGTCTCAGTAACAACCATTGGTTCAAAAATATTATATTGGTCATAGGCATTAATTACTTCGCCCGACCAAATAGGAAGCCAGTAATCTGGATTAGCACTACCAGAAACAGCTGGAATACTTGTATTACCAGCAACTTGACCACCGCGTGGCCAGTTAGCTAAATTACCGTCTAC